AATTTAGCTAATTCATTGCCATTGGTATCTAAAATAGAAGTACCAATTTTAGGAGTAGTTAAAGTTTTGTTTGTTAAAGTTTGAACACCATTTAAAGTTACATCTCCAACATTAGATGGTTGAACAGTTGTAAATGTAATACTAACTGAACCAATTGAACCTGAATTATTTGTAGTACATAAAAAGAATTTATCACCACCAGCAGAACCCTCTTGTGTAATAACCATTTGACCAGCTAATTCTGCAACTGTATCAAACTCAGGATCTCTTGCTGCACTACCACCACCTGCTGCTGTTAAATAAATTCCATTTTGTGTATCAGTTGATTGATCTTTAACTAAAACTCTATCACCCTCTACAAGTGTTACACCATCAATAGCATCACCAGCTTGTAAATCTGTTGCTGTTGTAATGTTTGCTGTTGTTGCAACTCTACAAATAATTCTAGTTTTTAATCCTGTTACTAATCCATCTACATAAACTTTTGTTGCAGCATCTGTATTAGAAGATGGAGATCCTAATCCTGTAATTGATCCACCAGATATAGAAACACTATTAGCAGCTTGAGTTGCAATAGTTCCTAATCCTAAAGAAGTTCTAGCAGTAGCACCATTTTCTGCTACCCAAGTTGATCCATTACCAACAATAATATTACCATCTGTTTTTGCTAAATCACCAATTGCTGTTAAATTAGCATTAGACGCACCTTTAGCATCTAGTTGTGTTTGAATATTTGAACTTACACCATTTAAATGTCCAAACTCTGTATTAGAGATTGTGCCATCATGTATTTTAGTTGCATCTATTGCAGCAGAAGCATTTACATCTGCATTAAGAATTGCACCATCTGCTATCTTAGCAGAAGTAATTTGTGAGTCAGCAATATGAGCTGTGTCTATTGAAGCATCTACATAATGCTCAGAATTTATACTGTCATCTGCTATCTTAGTTCCATTTACAGAGTCTGATGCTAGTTTAGCTTGAGTAACATTACCATCTGTAATCTTAACTGTTGTTACTGCATCTGTTGCAATTTTTGCAGTAGTTACTGCACTATCTGCAATATTAGTTGTTCCTATAATTTCTGTAGGAATAGATGAATTAGTTTTTGAAAGTGCTGATATATAAACATTAGAAATTGTTTCACTAGATAATGAACCACTATCCCATGTAACATTAACTGTAGTGTTTGTTGAAAAAGATGAAGAACTAATTGTTCCAAAAATTGTACCAGGTGTTGCTGCTGTTAATTTAATTCTTCTTCCAGCATGATAAACAGAAGTTACATCTGCACCATTAATTGTGAAAGCTGTACCTGACACATAAGCTGCTGTGTAAGCACCTGAGCCATCACCATATTCAATCCATTGACTATCATTAAACCAATCTCTAGTATTCTTCATTAATGCTCTAATAGCATTGTTAAGATTACTAGGTAACATACCCTCATTAACATCAATAGTGTTAAGTGATGTGTTACTTGCTTGAGTTGTTGAATAGTCTTTAATGTTTGTTGTCATGTTGCTCCTAATTCATAAACCAACTAAAAGCCTTATCGCTTTCAGTATTGTTTTTGTTAATTAATGTATTTACTGCTTCTTCTACTTGTCTTTGGAAAAATTCCTGTGTTTCAATTGAATATCTAATATTATCTATATCTATTTTATCTGACATTATCTTGATCCCCCTTGACTAGCTGTTAAATCAATTCCTTGTGCATTATTCCAAATACTTTCTGCTGGTATTTTTACATTTGCTCTAAAATATCTACCACTTTGTCTTACTGGTGCAATTCCTGAAGCATTTATAGTGCTTGAACTAGATGAAGTAACTGCGTCTGATAATTTATCTCTAGTTTTTATAATTACATTTGAACTTGCATCTACAATTGGTCTAACACCAGTTACATTTGCTCTAAGACCTGGAAACAATTCAGTTTCTTTAGTTTCAAGTTCTGCTTCTAAGGTAGTACCAGAAAAAATAGCTGCTTTAAAATTTTCATCAACAGCACCTAAATATAATTGTCCTGTTGTCCAGTATGGAGTATCTAATGAAATATTAATTTCATCTAAGTTTTCAGATATAATATCCATTAACTCAACTGTGTTTGCTACTACGAATTGTTTAAAGATTTGTGATGCTTTAACTTTAGCAATTGACCACTTTTGAGTTACATAATTATAAATTAATAATTTATCACAAATACCAGTTGTGTTAGCATTGTCTTTACTTGGATATAACCAAATAGCCAAAGTATTAAATGGATCTACAGCAGCAGTAATTCTATCTGAATATGCTTTGTTTAAATCGCCATCAAAAAATCTATTTACTTTTTCAGCTCCTATCGGTAAAATTTGGTCGCCATTGATTTGAAAAAATCCATCTGATGCGTAAAAGAAAACTTGTCTATTGTCTTGGCAAACTGTTTGTCCATAAACAGCACCTCTATTAGGTGATAAAACTGAAAATCTAAATATTACATTCCCACCCACAAAGTCCATACGAATGATTTGATCTTCTCTAAATACATAGCCAACCTCACCAGAAGTTATAGCCACAACTTGACCACCTGAGCCAGGCAAGTCTTGAGTATCTGATGAACTAACACCAGCTTCCCAAGTTGCTATGTCATTTATTCCTGACCAAGCTACTCTATTTTTAGCACCTACAATATTTCCTGTTACTAAGAAATCCCTAACAACACCTGAAGTTTTAAAAGTTGGTGGAGTTCCACTTGATGCAATAGTTGATAAATTATTAAAAACTGTTGAAGTACCCATTAAATAATATTGTGGTACATCAACTCCATTACTAGCAATTACATATTGTCCAAATTGTGTAAAGGTAACATAATCTATATCTGATCCAGTTAAAGGTGTTCCACCATAAAAATCAGTAGTTGTTAATCTTGTAGTGTCAGATGAAACATTGGTTAAATTTTCATTACCAATAGTTGCTCTGGTAACAGTAACAACTGCATTTGAAACTGTTGCTGTAAAATCAGCATGACCATTAATAGTATTTTTTAAATTTGTAGCAGTTGTATCGTTATTTGTTTGTACTTGAAATTCGTTAGTAGATGGTGAGCCAGTAGCTGATGTAAATACAACAGTTGAGCCATCATTTTTTTTTAAAGTAATAGTTTTTGAAGCACCTATATTTGCATAATCAGAAACTGTAATTGTACATGATGCTTTAGCTGTTGCTAATAAAACATTTCTTGCACCAATCTCACTAAAAGTACCAGATGTTAATTTATAAATAGTTTCTTTTGTTGCAACAAAGGTAAATACTGTATTTGTATTATCTCTAAAACTACCAGCACCTTTTGCATTTTTAGTTACATTAGATGTACCACTATAAGCAACTAAACCTTTTACTGGTTTATAGCTTGATTGTGCATGATAAACATTAGTTGCAACAGTAGCACCAGGATTTAAATGATCTGGTTGATCTGGAAGCCATTCGCCAAAAGGTAATTGCATAATTTAATATCTTGTTGTTTTGTAATTATTTGAGAAAGCACCTCTTACAGTATCTTCACCTCTTTGTACTAAAGGTGATCCACTAAATTGATCTTCTCTGTCGTTTTGTTCTAATCTTTCCATAGCTGTGCCATACATTTGTTGCCATGTTTGAACTTGTTGTGGATTGATACCACCTAAAAAATTAGCAGCATGAAACAATGAGCCATATAAATATATAGCTGGGTGACTTGCTAAAATATAATTTGTTGCAACTGATGATGATAGAGCATCAAAAGTTTTATAATAATTTAAATAACCAGTATATTCAGCATCTGGTTTTGGAGAAAATCTAAAAGTATCTCCTAATATTGTATAGACAGATGGCAAACCAGTATTTGATGTGCCTTGCATTTGATCCATTTGTGATGGTGTTGCATATCTTAATGGACATTTTGTAGAGCCACTTAAAATATAAAAATCTCTTACTTGTAAAAATCCTGTTGGCAGAGCTTCTGTTTCAGCATTAATAGTAATAGTTGTTTGAGCTACCATACTTCTAACTCTTAATTTTGAGTTAAAATCTGCTTCTGCTAATTTAATAAAGTCATCAGCTATCTCAGTTGTTAAATCTGATCTGTTTAACCAATTAGCTAGTGATGCTTTTAATTCTGTGTATGTTGTTAGTGCCATTAAAATCTTCCTGGTGCAGTTCTAAATAATCTATAATCAGAACTATTTAATTTTTCTTTTAAAATTTTTGTTTGAACATCTTTAGGCAAAGCAAACCAATTACCTTTATTCATATCGCCATTATATTCTTTAGCCCAAATCTCTAAGATAATAGATGGAATAGATGCTACTCTTTTTAAACCTTTATCTGGTGAGTAACCATCATTCTGTGTGTATAGCTTTTTATTGTTTTCTAATATTGGTTTAACATCAACTGATCTTTGTTGGATAACACCTTTATCTTCGTTATCATGGAAAGTTTCAGTTGTTACACCATCATTATCTACTCTAAGTTTTGCCATTATCTACCTTGACCTTTATATCTAGTAAGTTTCTTTTGTCTTTTTTCACCTTTTGACAAAGATTTTTTATGTTTGCCTAATTTAGGTGGTTTATCTCTTGGAACAAAATGAACAAACTTTTGTCTAGCCATTATGCACTTAGTTCAGTAACATATAACTCACCATCTGATCCACCAATTCTTAATACAGCTATTTTTTCACCTGGAGAAACTTTTATAGTTTCAACTTCGTTAGCTGGTAATAAAGATGTGCTTGTTGTTGCTGTTGGAGAACCAGCTACATGAATATGACAAGCAATTGTGCTTACCACTCTTATGTATTCTGTCCCAGCAGTAAATGCTGATGATGCAGATGAAGTACTGCCTGATGTTAATTTCAGTACAGTTCCATGTCTTAATCCATAATTAAAACTCATAATTTATTTACCTTTTCTTTTTTGATTTTGATTTTTTCTTTTTACCTTTTTTCTTAGGTGGTCTTCCTCTTTTAGAACCATAAGTTCCCATTCCCATTGGCATAATTTATTTCCTTTTTAAGTTGTTTGGTATTTGTGGGAGAAATATCGCTAGACAGGATCTCCCACAAATTTTGTATTATCTTCTAATAACGTAAGTAATTTCCATTTTAGAAGCATTTGTTGATCCACCATTAGTAATAACTTCGATAACTGAACCCTCATTTACATCATTTAAAGATGTAGGCTCAACTTCGTATTGCTTTCCAGCAGAACTTGTTGCGACATGACTAATCGCAGCAGAAGTACAAGCAACATCATCTATTTCAAAAGTAATAGCTGCTGTTCCTGTAGTTGTTGCTTTGTTATGTGCAAAAATTTTAACAATTCTACCAGCGTCAGGTACAACTACAAAAGTTGAAGATGCAGTTGATACATCAGGTATAGCAGATGTTAAAAAATAATCGTTAAGTGTTCTCATTGTATTTTCCTATTTATTTGCTTCGTTCCGACTTTAAAAAATCTTCAAAGACCAAACAAAATTGTTGATTAATATTATGAGGGGATAAAATACCCCCTCATAAAAGTGATAACTACTATGAAGTAGTTAAATCAAATATACCACCTGAAGCAGCTTGGTTTCTTGACTCTAAAGTGTATTCTGCAAGTAAGAATTTCTTCTGTGCATCACCACTTTGAGCTAAGTCTGCAAGTTGGAAGTCTCTTAAAAAAGAAACTGCAAACATATCAGGTTGTAAAACATAAGCTGATCTAGCTTGTTGGAATCTATTTGGTACAGCAGTTAATGCTCCAAAATCAGATTCATATATATCAACAGACGCTACCAATCTTTTGTTTTCTGCTGGATCAAATCTAGTAGATCCACCAGTAAAGCCTGATAGTTTTTGTTTGTTGAAAGAGCCAAGCATAATCATTGATGGATCTCCACCAGAGTCCCAACACTTCTTCACAACATCTTTAAGTTGTGCTTCTGTGAAAGCTCTTTGAGTTCCAACAACCCTTACATCAGTACCATCACCAGTAGGATCAGCAGGAGTTGGTGAACCAGCAGATGCCTTGTTAGTGTTAGTAGCAATCCAAGTTTCAATACCAGCAAGTTTTCTTGCAGTTGTATCGTTACCAGTTACAGGAGCTTGGTTTAACAATAGAGTAGTTTCCATATCTCTTTTTAGCTCTTTTGAAGCCTTTGAGATTTGGTAAGCCATTTCATTGTTTCTACCAGCTTTTGATACTGCTTCTAAAGTACCAGAAACGATCACAGCTTTTCTTGAAATCTGTGTTCTGTTTCCAACTCTAGTAGTAGCTGTCATAGCATTAAAAGCTACTTCATCACCCTCAACTTGGTGATTGTCTGAAGCTGCTGCTGCTAAAGCATCTGTTTGCCATTCATGGTAAACAGCAGTTGCTTTGTTCTTACCAACATTTGACATGAAAGGAGTATCAGTTGGACTTATTGAATAAATAATATCCGATAAATCTTCTCTTTCCCCTACTGCATCATATTGGCTATATGTGTTTGTTATTTGTGCCATTATTATTTTCCTTTGAGGTTATTTATTGTTAATCATATCTAGGAATATGCTAGAAGCATCTTTGACACTTCCAGATTTTCTTAGACGACTAAACTTTTCTTTTCTAGCTTTCTGATTGATCTCAGCTTTGCCTTGTTTAACCCCTGACGAAAAAACTTTGCTTGGTTTAGAAATCTTTTTTGCTAAATTCGGTTTTGAATTTTGCATACTTCTATACTTCATAGCA